GGACGGCCACGAAAAGAGCCTCAAAAACACGAAGAAAGCGGTGTTTTTGGGCCTTATACGAATGGAATGCTGCCTCTTGATGTGCTGCAAACCATGATGAATGACCCGGAAATACCGGTGGCGCTGCGAATCAAGGCCGCCCAGGCTGCAGCGCAGTACGTGCACCCCAAGATTGGCGACGGCGGGAAGAAAGCCGAAACCGCAGACCGCGCCAAGGTTGCTGCATCAAAGTTCAAGCCCGCAACGCCACCTCCGACGACCAGACTGCAATAACCAATGACCCATCCCCGGACAACCGCATGCCCTGACTGGGCGGAGCGGCTTGAGTCCGGGAGGTCAATCATCCCGCCGCCGATATTCCAGGATCAAGCGGATCACGCGCTGGAGATATTCAAGGCGCTGCGCATCGTTGATGCGCCTGGAAGCCCTACCTTCGGCGAATCTTGCGCGCAGTGGGTGTTTGATCTGGTGGCCTCGATCTTTGGCGCCTACGACCCCAGCACCGGGCGCCGGTTGATCACAGAATGGTTCGTCTTGATTCCGAAGAAGAACAGCAAATCGACCATCGCCGCCGGGATCATGATGACCGCGCTGGTGCTCAACTGGCGCCAGTCGGCTGAATTCACCATCCTGGCCCCGACCATCGAGGTTGCAAACAACAGCTTCAGCCCATCCCGGGACATGGTGCGCGTCGATGAAGACCTCGGCGCACTGATGCACGTGCAGACGCACATCAAGACCATCACACACCGCGAAAGCAATGCGACGCTGAAGGTCTTAGCCGCTGACAGCAACACCGTATCGGGGAAAAAGAGCGTCGGCACCCTGGTCGATGAGCTATGGCTGTTCGGCAAGCAGCCAAACGCGGGAAACATGCTCATCGAGGCGACCGGTGGCCTTGCCTCTCGCCCCGAGGGCTTCGTGGTCTATCTCACCACGCAGTCAGACGACGCCCCCGCCGGCGTATTCCTCGAAAAGCTGCGATACGCCCGCGACGTCCGGGACGGAAAGATTGATGACCCGCGCTTTGTGCCGGTGATCTTCGAGCACCCGCCCGAGATGGTCGAAAGCAAACGCCACTTGCGCGCTGAAAACCTTGCGCTAGTGAATCCGAATCTTGGGTACTCCGTTGATCGCGAGTTCCTGGAGCGAGAGTTTCGTAAAGCCGACGCATCCGGGGAGGAAGCGCTGCGGGCCTTCCTGGCCAAACACGCCAATGTCGAAATCGGCCTTGCGCTGCGGTCAGACCGCTGGGCCGGCGCCGACTACTGGGAGCGCCAAGGAACAGGGCCGAAAACGCTTGACGAGCTAATACGGCGCTCCGAAGTGATCGAAGTCGGCATTGACGGCGGGGGGCTGGATGACTTGCTTGGCCTTGCCGTACTCGGCAGAGAAGCCGAAACCGGAAAGTGGCTGCACTGGGGGCACGCATGGGCGCATCCGTCCGTTCTTGAGAGGCGCAAATCAGAGGCCGCCCGAATACGGGACTTTGCCAACGACGGAGACCTGACAATCGTCGCTGAAATCGGCGACGACGTGGCCGAGCTTGCCGAAATCGTCGCCCGCATCGAAGCCTCCTGGCTGCTCGACAAAGTAGGCATCGACCCTGGCGGCATTGGCGCAATTCTTGAGGCGCTCGCATCCGCCGGCGTGCCTGAAGACAAGATTCTCGGCATATCGCAAGGCTGGAAGCTCAACGGGTCAATCAAGACCGCAGAACGCAAGCTAGCCGAGGGCGAATTGCTGCACGCAGGCCGCCCGATGATGGCTTGGGCCGTCAGTAACGCCAAGGTAGAGCCCCGCGGAAACGCGATCACGATCACAAAACAGGCCAGCGGGACGGCAAAAATCGACCCGCTTATGGCGCTGCTCAACGCCGTCTCACTGCTCTCTCTCAACCCGGCAGCACCGGGCAAATCATTCTGGGAAACCACATGAAAGACACCCTAAAACGCGCCTCTGCGGTCGCCTCGGCATTGCTGCCTGACGCGCTGATCGCAGGAGGCGCCGCGGCGGTGTCCTATGGCGCACACCTCATCTATGCCCCCGCTGGGTACATCGTCGGCGGCCTGCTGTGCCTCGTCGTTGGCCGGTTGATTGCCATTAAAGGGGGTGAGTGATGGGGATCCTTGCCCGCGCCTTCTCCCAGAAAGGCGTCACCGTTGCCGACCTGCCCGCTGAAATCCTTCAGCTGGGGCAAAGCAAAAGCGGCCAGTCCGTCACCATCGCCAACGCCCTGAAGGTTTCCACCGTATGCGCCTGCGTCCGTCGCATCGCCGAAGGCATGGCCCAGGTATCGCTCAAGCTCTACATTGAGGACGACCAGGACAACAAACGCCCGGCTCGCGAACACCCGCTGTATGACGTGCTCCACCGCATGCCCAACGACGTCAGCACATCGTTCGGCTTCCGCGAAACCCTCGTCATGCATGCCGCCCTGTGCGGCACCGGATACGCCTTCATCAATCGGTCGATGGGCGAAGTCGTCGAGCTCATCAACATCGAGCCCGGCGCCGTCACCGTCAAAAAGTCAGACAGGATGGGCGTTCCGCCGCGATACCAGATCACCGGTATCAACGGCGCCCAGCGCGAATTCCCCGCTGAATCCATCCTGCGCATCACCGGCCCATCGTGGGACGGCATCATTGGAATGGAGCCCCTCAAGCTCGCCCGTGAAGCCGTCGGCCTAGCCATGGCCACGGAAGAGACACACGCCAGCCTGCACCGCAACGGCGTCGCCCCGTCCGGCCTCTACTCGGTCGATGCAACGCTCAACCCGCAGCAATTCAAAGACCTGAAGAAGTGGATTGAGGACAACTACGCAGGCCCGTCAAACCGGTCCAGCGCCATAATCCTCGACCGCGGCGCCAAGTTCGTGCCGCTCTCACAAACCGGCGTAGATGCCCAGCACCTCGAAACCCGCCGGCATCAGATCGAGGAGATCTGCCGCTTCTTCCAGATCATGCCAATCATGATCGGCTACAGCGACAAGGCCAGCACCTACGCCAGTGCAGAGCAAATGTTCCTGGCCCACGTCGTGCATTGCCTCGCCCCCTGGGCCGAGCGCATCGAGCGGGCCATGGAATGCCAGCTGCTCACCCGCGACGAGCGCAGGGCTGGCTACTACATCAAGCACAACCTCACGTCCCTACTGCGCGGCGCCACCAAAGACCGCGGCGAATACTTCTCGCGGGCACTCGGCGCAGGCGGCGCGCCAGCCTGGATGACGCAAGACGAAGTGCGCGCACTTGAAGACCTCAACCCCATGGGCGGCCCTGCAAGCCAGCTCCCCATCGCCACCAACGTTGGCACCAATACCGGAACCAACACCGGAGGAACCAGCAATGCATGACCGATTGGATGTACCGTTCAAGATCAAGGCCGTCTCCGAAGACGGCCTTTTTTCTGGGTACGGCTCCGTTTTTGGCGTCATCGACTCTTACAAGGAAGTCGTTGCCCCCGGCGCCTTTGCCGAGTCCCTGAGCCAGCGTACCCCGGCCATGCTCTGGCAGCACCGTAGCAGCGAGCCCATCGGCGTCTATAGCACCATCCGAGAGGACCAAACCGGCCTCTACGTCGAAGGCCGCCTGGCACTCAAAACCACCCGCGGCGCAGAAGCCTACGAGCTACTCAAAATGGGCGCCATCTCCGGCATGTCCATCGGCTTCATGACCAGGGAGGACAGCTACGACCGGGTTTCCGACGTTCGCACCCTGAAGAAGGTCGACTTGTGGGAAGTCTCCCTAGTCACCTTCCCGGCCAACGAGTCAGCCCGCATCTCCGGCGTAAAATCCATCGAAACCATTGAATCACTCGCCGATGCCGAGGCCTTCCTGCGCGATGCAGGCGGGCTCTCGCGTCGCGAAGCCACGGCGCTTGTAAGCCGTATCAAGTCCCTTCGCGGTCGGGGTGATCCCGATGAGTTGGGCGAACTGCTCGCGCTGGCAAACCTGCGCGGCGTCTTCTGACCACCCCACCCACCACGACAAAACAACCCGCTTCGGCGGGTTTTTTCATTTCTGGAGCCAGAAAATGGACACGACCGAACTGAAAGACATCCTGCAAAAGCAGGGTGAAGCCTTCGAGCAATTCAAGCAAGCAAACGACGCCATGATCAAGGCCAAGGCCGACGGCAAGAGCGTCGAAGCCTTCGAAGCCAAGCTCTCCAAGATCAATGACGACCTCGGCAAGATCGCGGACCTCAAGGCCGCTTTCCAAGAGCTCGAAAAGAAGATGAACCGCCCCGGTTCCGCCGGCGAAGCCGACCCCATCAAGGCCGAGCACAAACAAGCCTTTGGCCGCTTCCTGCGCAAAGGCATTGAAGACGGCCTTGGCGAACTGCAGGCCAAGGCCTACAACATCACCACCGACGGTGATGGCGGCTACGCAGTGCCGGAAGAACTGGACCGCGACATCCTGAGCAAGCTTGTCGATGTCTCCCCGATCCGTCAGATCGCAACCGTGCGCACCGTCTCCACCAGCGATTACAAGAAGCTGGTCAACATTCACGGCACGTCTTCCGGCTGGGTTGATGAAGACGACGCCCGCACCGCTACCAACAGCTCCAGCTTCTCGCAGGTGACGCCGTTCATGGGCGAGCTCTATGCCTACCCGCAGGCCACCCAGCAGATGCTGGAGGACGTGTTCTTCAACGCCGAGAAGTGGGTCGTCGATGAGGTTTCCACGGAGTTCTCCCGCGTCGAAGGCGCCGCCTTCGTCACCGGTGACGGCACCAAGAAGCCGAAGGGCTTTCTGAGCTACACCACCGCGGCCACCGCCGACAGCTCCCGCGCCTTCGGTACGCTGCAGCACGTCGCATCCGGCGCCGCCGCCGACTGGGCAGCCAGCAACCCGCAAGACAAGCTCATGGATCTGGTCTATTCCCTTAAGGCCGGTTTCCGGGCAAATGCCCGGTTCGTGATGAACAAGGGCATCCTGGGCGAGATCCGCAAGTTCAAGGACACGGACGGCAATTACATCTGGCGCCCGGGCCTGGAAGCCGGCCAGCCCGACACCCTGCTTGGTTACGGAATCACCGAAGCCGAAGAC